TTCCTCTCCACACGGAATATAGTCCCAACTGGAACTATACTCCCGCTTCGACCTCCGGAGTACCGTTTTTTGCCTTAACGGTATACCCTTCGGTGTGATGCTTCCTTGGACGATCCCAATTAGATGTGAATCAGTATCTAGTTGGAACCATCGCTTTCCGAGGAACACATGCCCTTCTCTTATTGGAAGGTACTTGACATCGGGTATAGATCGTCTATAACCATAAGCTTGAAGCTTACGATTGTAGCGAACGACACTCGAAGCAAGTGCGAGAGGTACTCGGAATCCTGAGTCTATCTGTTCGTAGGCAGGTACGAAGAAAGGCCTGTCTACTGATCTGAACAGAAGGTTCAGGGTCTTGGGCAGCGGGATGCGGTGAAATGCAGACCATTGAACAAGACGATTGAAAGCAACGTATCGGTCGTGCTTTTCGGTGAGTGACTTGATGTATACTCCCCGGATATTGACCCCTCGAAAGAAGTCAGTACCGCACGACTCGCGAAAAGGACCTTCTACAAAGGTCTTGTTGCTATTAACCCTGAATCCCAGTAACTCGAGCAATCGGAGAACATCACCTGCTGCCTGTGGGGAGCAGATGATATCGTCTCCGAAGACGCCAAAGTTACCTGGGTGAAGCAGTACCGCACCGCGTTGTTCCGCGGGGCGATTCCTGCGAAGGGCCAGCCCACGAAATTTGTGAGCTGTAGCAACAATACAGCTAAATATGGCGGTCTGCAAAGGGAATGTAAAACCATTACCCATTGTAGATACCATATTAAGCTGATGAACGGAACCGTCGATCAAGACGGATGGTGATCGGGTCAACTCGAGCCAGGATAAAATCTGACGCGGGAGGAACCGACGCAGCATTGACATAGAGATACTGTCAGATGCTGACTCAAGGTCGATTGTGACAAAAGACCCTGTGACCGACCCGTTCATGGCTAGTAGCCTATTCATGTCGGGTTGACATGAAAGATCTATCGAGTAACGCTCTTTTAGGCGTTTTTCGATCAAGGCTCCTATTCCAAGCTGAAAGAACATATTCAGCGAAGGTTCGGAGCAGATCGTTCGGCTGATCTGCCTGCTTTTCGGGACGAAGCTTAACTTGCTACCCTCGACCATCTGACACTGCCCAAAATGCCACCGGCGGTTTTCTTCCGCACGGCGCCACCGAGGGTCGTTCTTCAGATAGCGCCTATACATAAAGTATAGGGAACTAGACGTTGCCGTTAGCGGCCCAGTCAGAAGCTTCTCAACGAAGCTCTGACCGGGTACTCCGTGACTCACTCCCGGACCTGTTCGACCTAAATGCGCAATAGCATAGAAGTCGTCCAGTAACCAAGAACCGTCACGGTGCCGGTAGAAAAAGCTCTGAATCTCTGATCTGAAAAGATCAAGGAGCCAGGAGTCTTTCTCTGACAGCTGAGGCAACTGCCAACTCTCGCAGGCCTTGTTGCAGGCCAAAAACTTGTCGAGAGCCCTGACATCCGCAGAATCCTCAGTTTCATCGATAAATTTCTTATCGATGCTCCTAAGGAGTGACAGGCAAGCAGCCTGTCTTGCAGAAATATCAGGCCAAAGAAACTGCGTCCCAAAAGAATCGGCGAGAAGCCTATCTTCAGGTGAGCAGTAACCTTGGAGGTCTAGCATGAGGGTGCGACGGATTTGCGACATCAAACCGCAACCGCTCTTCCGCCTACTGCCCGTCTTCATACTAATTTCTCCCCCTGTGATGGGAGAGAAACGCGTATGCTGCGGCAAGGTCCTCATCATCCGGCCGAGACGTCGGGATTTCTCTGTTATTTAGGCAGAGATTCCCAAAAGCATCGAGCCGAAATCTGAGAGCATGCCGAAGACAACGAGCAAGCGCCCCACACTCCTCCAGATTAGGAAAAATCAGCTCGCCGATAGGGAAATCGACGAGCATTCCTTCCTGGGAGTTGAGAGGTGCGTCCTCCGGTAACCAAATGAGTATCGCTACTCCGTTGGTTGGGTGTATAAACACATAGCACCCAGGTTGGACGTCATCTCTCAGTGTGAGGAAAAACTCCGCCATGTCACGAGAACTGTTCATAAAACCTCCAATTGGAGAGTTGCCACTATGCAGGATGCATAGCGGGTGAAGGCAGTGAAATCGGGATCAGAGCACCGCGTTAATCGTGGTGTCACCGATACCCGAGGAAGCTGCCCAGACAGTCCCAAAGTGACAGGACAGGGCGGCGCGGATATTGGCCGAGTCGGCCGTATCCGCACCCGCCGGAATCGCCATTTCTGTCCTGATCGTCATGACAGCGCGTGCCTGCCCCGTAAGGGGAAGTACGCCTTTCCGCGTCAGGAAGAAATACGTGTTCCGGGGGATGCTCCGCACGACACCGTTGGTGTCAGCGAGGGGCAGAGCCTTGAGAACCTTCGGCCTCACAAACGTGATGGTGAAGGGATCGGAGACCGCGTGCGTCGTAACACCCGTTTGGGTGCCGCCGAGCGCGGTGATTGCATACTGCTTCCCGTTGGAATCCGGTGCAGTATCGGCCGTCAGCGTATACGTCGGGGACGTAAGTCCCGTCTGAGGTGCGCCGGTGACCGGTGACGAAGGAGCAAAGCTCACAGTAGACTCCGTTTAGGCTATTAGCCTGTTTTCATGAAAGGGAGGACCTTCTTTCTCAGGATGGCCAAAGCAGCAATGTTGAGATACTGGCTTGCGTGTGTCGGAATCTTCCATTGGAAGTCAGGCACTAACGATCCAGTATAGACAGCACGCTGATATGTATCCATCCTGACACATCCGGCCCCAGGAGACCAACTGTACGAGAGATTGCGGTGAAACGCATCGGCTTGCGGTGGAACAACCCGCCAGCCTCTGAGCTCATCCACATTCCACGCACGACGAGCGTAAGCAATTCGCTTAACTCGATTTTTACACAAAGACCAAGCGCGGACGATTTCACCTACATTGGTGAAATAGTCCACAAGGAAGCTGTAGGGAATAACTTCCCATACAGTGGGGATGAAGTTCTCGGCTCCGATACCAGCGATGGTTTCGGGTCTACCAAGAAAGCCACCCTCAGGGCGACAGTCGACGGAGCCATAATACGTATACTTACATCCTATACGCCTATGACGTTCCGCGATAATGTTGCCTCCTTGTGCAAAACCATGTGCAACGGTAGAGACGGCAGCGAGATTTCTCTCGCTGCTTCCAGTCCCGCGCACACCTTCTCTGTCTGGCGGTTTCTCATTGAGGCGAGCGAGCGTGTTTAGCGCATCACTCACATCATTGAAGAAGGGCCGCCAGCCAAAGACGCACTCCAGATACGCCGAGGCTGCATCTTCAAGCATTTTAGCAGTAGACCCCTTACGGGATCTATTATGCTTACGCTTGATACGCTGCAGATTCCGAACGTAACTCTGGAGCCGGTCTTGAATCCCCGCTAGGGGGCGCTTGAACAGACCTAGAGTCTCACGGAGTTCGCCAATCACAACACCGCCTTGGAAGGAGGTGATGCGACCAGCGACCTTTCCCGTAAAGCTCGTTAGGGCCGCGTTATTTGCAATTGCATCAGAGGTAGCGTCGTAGTCAGTTCCGGGAGTCACGAGTGAATTGATATGTGTGTTGCACACATTATCATACCACTCGAGAGGATGAGACGGAATCGCCCAATTGTCCCATTGGACATATGCGCGAGCCGGTGAGAATTGCTCAAATTTAATACCTCGAACCTGATAAGGTGTCGTAGCCTCTGTATTGGCACGAAACGCCTTAAAACGTTGAGGGTTTTGAGTACCCCACCTATCTAAACGCGTATAACTACGTTTAGAGATCGTCTCTTGCTTCGCAGCAACATTAGACGTTATGATATGTCGAGATTCGACAGTACCATAATGAGTTTCATATTGCTGAAAAGTATCCGGAGCTTTCATGACATCTCCCACGGGTCGAGAACA